TTAGAACAACCGATAGATCTACCAAAAGGCATCAATAAAGGGATAGTAATCGCAATTGAGATGGAAGCTGACGCGATATCAACAGCACCGACCCAACCAGCGGCCGCTATTGGGTAGACCTGATCAACGATGACGGGGCCAATGACGAGATTGAGGTGGTGGACCTTTGGACTGGAGCGCACACAGCGCCAGTCCGGCCGGCCAACCATTATGGCCTCGTGGATACCGGCCTATCCGAAACTGTGATGCCGGCCGTCATCCACGAGTTCAAGCACACAGTTGGCGATGCCGATGCAACGGTGACTCTGGATGCGACCGATGACGACATGATCGCCCAGAAAATCACCATCGTGATGACCGATGCCACGACGGCCACAGTCACTTCGGACAAATTCGGCGCCCTTGGTACGCTCACCGAAGGTTCTGCTTTTGTGCCTGACACCAAGTGGGCGCCTGAGTTCACCATCGATAATGGCGCAACCATCTTGGAAGCGGGTGACACGATGGTGCTCACCTACAAGCCGTTTGTGCCGGACAGCTTGATCGATGGCTACCTGTACATCGACAAAGTCAACGCGTCCACCACGCGTTTCCGGATTGTCGACAACGACCACGACAGCATCACCGTGGCAGACGGTTCTGACCTGACTGTTGACGGCGCCCAGAATGATGAATTCATGGTCGTGGCTCCGTTGGAGTTGGAAGGCGGCCGCGATGGCGTTGCCGACCTCACCGATGCCGACTACACGTCACAGGCGTGGGACACGATTTTGAGCCCATTCAACCGGGTGGTTGGGCGCAACATGGGCATCATCAAGTTTGCCACCCCAGGTGTCACCTCGACAACGGTTGAGAAGGCGGGCATTGCCTACGCAGCCGCCAAAAACCACCAATACCGGTATGAGCTGCCGGCCAACAAGACAACCGAGGTCACGGCCATCGATCACATCAATCTCACGCTCGGGCGCAACGATTTTGCGGTTGCGGCTTGGCCGAGTTGGTGCGATGTGCCCGACCCAGACAGCACGGATGGACGGCGCAAGACCATCCCCAACACCGGCATGATCCATGGGCGTGAAGCTCGGACGGCAGCCGACTACAATGGCTACCACAAGGCAGCGGCTGGCCAGGATCAAATCCTGCCGCGCATCCTTGACATCCCGACCGGTGATGCGGTTTTGGATGAAGAGCAACTCAACCCGGTTGGCATCCAAGTCATCAAGAAAGTGAAGGGCAATTTCGTCATCTGGGGTGACCGGACCTTGTATTTGGACCCCACTTGGAAGTGGAAGCACCAGCGTGAGATGATGAGCTATTACGAACACGTGCTCCAGGAGAATTTTGACTGGATTGTGTTCGCCATCAATGATCCAGTCACCGAGAAATTGGCGCTGGCAGCCCTTCGTTCATACTTCTTTCCTGAGTTCCAGAAGCGAGCGCTTCGTGGCGGCACATTCGATGAGGCAGCCATCATCCGGGTGGATGAGGAAATCAACACCGACGCAACACGCGCCGCAGGCGACATGTACGCTGAGGTGGCGTTGAAGTTGGCTGACACCGTGGAGCGCTTCATCATCAAGATTGGCAAGCAAGGCATTTTCGAATCAGTCGGTTGATCTGGCTGACCGTGGTGACCGAGCTTTGAACCGAGGTTAGGAGAAACGAACAATGACAGCGATTTTGAAGAAAGCGTTGGGTGAAGGTGGGGCCTTCATCGGCGATTCACACGGCGAAGACAACCTGTACAGGGTGCTGTCAGGCTTGGCCGATGGCAGTTTCATCTTGCGAGGCGCCCAATCAACGCCGAGCGCAGCAGTGCTGGATTCATTCGTCACAGACAAGGCGATCAATCTGTTGGCGCTCAGCCTGAAAATGGGCACGACGGGCACAGCGGGCTCTGCCACCGTGGCGGTGAAGGTGGATACAGTATCCGTTGCCACCGCCACCGTTGCCAACACAGAGGCCGATGGCACTGTTGGCGGTGGTACGTTGGCCGCACCGGTGGCCATCGCCGCAGGCGCTCTGGTGGAATTGGAGGTGACGGCAATACCGACCGGTGGAGCCGACCTTGTAACCACAGCTCGATTGGGCGGAGTCTCAACCGAGTGAACCAGGGACAAAGGCCCAATCCAGGTACTTAGCCCAGGAGGTGATTGATGAAAGGCGCAATCCAAGCAGACCACATCCCAATCAACAAGTATGAATTGTTGATCGTTGGCTTGCCACCGCTGACTCCAACGGAAATCAGCGGCTTGGAAGATGAACTCCAGACCACAGACCTGCCTGATCGCACAACAGCTTCTGGTGGGAATCGTGGACCAAATGAGTTCACAATCATGCTTCCAATGCACCATCTCACAGAGCAAGGTGCGATGGAAGCTTGGTTCATTGAAAGCCAAGACCCGGTTCAACCCAGCTACAAAAAGGTGGGAACGTTGATCCACAAGTCGATCAGCGGCGCCACCCTTCGCACTTACTCTTTGGTGGGTGCCTATCCATCCAAGCGGGTGTTGCCTGACTTGGAGATGGAGAACGAAGGTGAGTTGGCTTTGGTGGAATGGACCATCAAAGTTGACGACATGGAACCCATCTAGGTTTCGCCGACACCCAAACTCACATACACGGTTAGGCCGCTCAAGGGCTGGCTGGCTGATTGGAGGTAAACCGTGGCAAAAGACAAGCCAGAGGCATCCGGCCTCAAACTGAATACCCAAAAGACAACAGTCAAGGAGCGAGGTGCCAACTTGCCCCTTGGTATGTTAGGAGGTGATGCGGGTGCGTATGCCCGCAACATCGCGGTGAGGGAGTGGACGCTTGTTGAAGAGCGCTCCATCGGCGCCGAGCGCGATGCGAACCGAGATGCCAACATCGCACAATTTGTGTCGATGATCCTATCCCAGATGTGCACCAAATTCGGTCGACATGATTTTGAGTCAATGAAACCGGCCGAGCGCCGAGCCAATGTTGGTCAGGCGTTTATGGGTGATGTCTTCTATGCCTATGTGTGGCTACGCATCCAGGCGATGGGCAACGTGCTGTCATTGAACCTAACTTGTCCCAATTGCCTCAACAAGTTTGAATTTGCTGCCGACCTCGACACCGTTGAGGTGACCACGGCAGACAAGCTCCAAGATGCTCAGTGGGAGTATGAGCTGTTCAAGCCGTTGGAGGTGCGCGGCAAGACGGTGAAGAAACTGCTGATGGGACCGGCCTATTGGAATGCGCTGGAGATGATGTCCAGTACCGGCTCGGGTTTTGATAGCGGCGCGGCCAAATCGGCGATCATCCTTGGATCAATTCACGGCCTTGCCGACTACAAAGACAAGGATGGCAAAGCGGAGGTGGTGGCGCTCGCATCGCATGAGTTGGACCGGATGAACAAGCGCGACATTGAACGATTGACAGCGGCGATTGACAAAAATGCCATCGGCCCAGATATGAGCGTTGAGGATAAATGTGGCCGATGCAAGAGGACATTCAAGCTCTCAATCGATTGGAGTTATGACAGTTTTTTCGGCGATTCTTCCAGCTGAGGTCCACGAACGCTTTGCGTGAGGAAGTGTTCGCATTAACCTATTGCATGGAGGGTATGACTTACGGTGACATTCAAACGATGCTCACGGTTGATCGTGAATGGTACATCCGCAGGTTATTCAAGCAGCTGAAACAAGAGCGCGATATGATGAAGCAGACCGGGCGCAAAGGGCGGCGACCAAGGAGGAAATGAATCATGGCGCTGGAACGCATTGGGCTTGGAGCCGTCCTGTCGGCTGATTCAAAGCAATTTGTAAAAGGCACAGACCGCGCTCGTGACTCTCTTGGTCGTTTCCAAAAGCAATCAACAACGCTCCCACCTGGATTGAACAAGCTCGCAATGGCCGCCCAACGCACTGGGCGGATCATGCGCGAGTCATTCCGAGGTGTTTCCACCGGCCTTCGCAGAGTTGGTGAAGGTGTCCGAATGACGGCAATGGGGATGCTGCCCTTCACCCTTGCCGTTGGAAAGAGTATCAAACAAGCGGCTGATTTTGAGCGCCAGATGAGCGCTGTCGGTGCTATCACCCGGGCCAATGAGGAAGACTTCAAAACGCTCACTGACAAAGCTGTTCAGATGGGCATTGAATCGGTATTTAGCGCCACCCAATCGGGTGAAGCGATGGAGTACATGGGCCGGGCCGGTGCCAGCGCTCAAGAGATCACAGCAGGCCTCTCTGGTGTGATGAATGCGGCGGCCGCTGACTCCATTGACCTCGCCAGCGCTTCAAATGTCGTGTCTGTCGCAGTCAAGGCGATGAATCTGCAATGGAGTGAAGCTTCACACGTTGCTGATGTGTTGGCCTTGACTTCAGCTCGGTCCAACACCAACATTCTGGCCTTGGGCGAATCATTCACATATGGCGCCTCCCAGGCCAAACGGATGAACATCCCAATTGAAGAGACTGCTGCCATTTTTGGTAGATTGGCCGATGCCGGCTTGAAGGGCTCGATTGGTGGTACGGCCTTCACCAATATGTTGAACAAGATAACCAAGCCATCCAAGAAGGCTACAGCCTTCATGAAGAAATATGGCTTGAGCGTCACCGATGCCGGTGGCAAGATGAAGAAAGTCAGTGTGCTTGTTGATGAATTTGGCAAAGCACTTGGCAGAATCAAGGATGAGGGCAAGAAGGCGGCGATGGGCGCCGAGTTATTTGGCTTGAGAGGTGTGCGTGCTTTCGCCGCATTGGAGACCGCAGGCAAGAAATCCATTGATGCTTTGACGCAGGAATTGAAGCGCTCCAGTCTTGGGATTGGCGCGGCCGCTGAGATGGCCGAGCGCCGGCTGGACAACTTCCTTGGCAAGCTCACATTGTTCGGCGCCTCCGTGGAATCCATCAGCATTGGCTTATTCAGCCCGTTGCTGAAAGAATTCACGCCGGTTATTGAGGAAATGACCCGGGGCTTGAACAACGTCTTGTTCAGCCTGAAGGGGCTGAAGGATATGCGCAACGCTGAGAATCAGGAGTACAGCAAGAGCGCACAACTTATCGCCCAAACTACAGCTGCCAGACTCACCGCAGCAGGCGCTATCGAGGCACAAACCGCAGCAGCTGAGAAAGGGCTCAGTGTCGTTAACCGGATGCTCTTGGGTGAAGAGAAACTCAGCAGTGGTCAAATCTCGGCTCGGCGCCGAGCGATGGAGGAATCACTAGCAGCTGGGCGCCGGTTGCGCGCCTCTCAAAACAGATGGAACGCTGAGCGGATGGCAGAAGCAGAGGCAGCCGACAAGGCTATGGTTGCCCAGGCATTCAAGACCGGACAACAAGGTTTGGAAGCGCGCAAACGAGTCCAGACTCAGATGATCAAGAATGCTCTGAACGCTCAAGACACAATGGCAGCCAAGGAGAAAATTGCGGCCTCAAAATCAGTTGTCACCGAGCTACAAAGGATGGCAGCCATTGGTAAACTCCAAAAGTGGAATGAGCGCACTAGGATATTGAATATCCAACGGACCTTGGAAAATATCCGCAAAGAGCGAGCGGCGCGATATGGCTGGAACAAGGCTCAGATAGGGATGGCCCAAAAGACTGATAGCACATTGCTTGCTAATCTTCAAAAAAGCGGCAATCAACGACATATGGCTGAGTGGGCTATCCAAAAAAGAATACGCCGAGAGCAAGGCAAGCCGATGGCGATGCCGAGCGGCGCTGAGAAGGCCTTGGCGCAAGCGATGGCAGCCGGCCGCCAACAACAAGCAATCCGCGAAAGGTGGTCACGAGCGCAAATCAGGGAGGCCATCCAGCGCGACAACAAGCTGCTTGGGATGGTCAAAGAAGGTGGAGCGGCGCGTGTTGATGCTGAGAAGCAGATACAGGCCCAGTTGGCGGCGACCGGAGCGAAGCCAATTGAGCTGCCCACGACCACAGAACAGTCTTTGGCGCAAGCGGTGCGAGCCGGCCGCCAACAACAGGCCATCCGTGAGAAATGGACGCAAGCTCAAATTGACACAGCCACGGAGCGCGACAACAAGTTGCTCGCCATGGTCAAAGAAGGCGGTGGCCGCAGATTGGCTGCTGAGAAACAAATCCAAGCTCAGCTTGCCCAACAAGCGGCAGACGCAGCCGCGCCTGTCACCACCACAGAACAACAACTCGCCAACACGTTGAAGCTCGGGCGCGAGCAGCGAGCGATGCGCAAGGGGTGGGATGAAGAACAAATCAGGGAGGCTGAATCACGCGATTATCAATTGTTGAAGAATGCTTTGAAGGCTGGCCAAGCAGGCGTTGCAGCCCGAGCCGAGCTTCAGAAACGTATCGCCGCAGACGCCAAGATGGCCGGCACGCAGATGTCCGAGGTCGAGCAGCAGAATGCCGCGGCATATATCGCGGCCACGCAAGCGAAGGAATTGGCAGACCAACAACGCGCCGATAGCTTGCGAGCCCAGATCAAACGAATGGATGAGTTGGACCGTATCGAAAAAGAGCACGGTCACACAGCAATGACTCTTGCCAAGGGGTTGTTGGAAGCTATCGATTGGTTGAAGGAAGGTTGGAACGCCCTCATCGAACGTATCAAGGCCGGAGGTCGCTGGCTGGAAGAAACACTGGGCGCCGAGCGGCTTCAAAGCGTGATGAAGTGGGTCACCATTTTCGGCACTGTTGCAGCCGCGCTCGGGCCGGTGCTACTGATCCTTGGTGGCATCGCTTATGTTCTCACCGCTGGTATCATCCCAATTCTCACAGGCATGGCAAGTATTGCGATGGCAGCGTTTTGGCCTGTGGTGATGATAGGCGGAGCGCTCCTGCTTGCGTGGCAGTTGCTTCGCCAAGAGGGTGAGACATTTGGCAGCTCTGTAGGACGGGTTTGGGAATCCATCTACCAGTGGGGCCTTGGCGTCTACAATGATGTGCTGGTGCCTTTCTGGGTTGGCCTCAAGACGGCACTCGCTCCAGCCATTGAAGCTATCGGCGCCATTTGGCGTGAGACGGTTGAGGTGACCAAGATAGTTTTGGGCGACCTATTTGGTTTCATGAGCAGCAGCCTTGAGGGCGCCGGTATCAATTGGTTACAGGTTGGACAGACGGTTGGCAAAGTCATCGGCTGGATTGCCAAAGGTTTCATGTTGGTGCTTCGGTATGCCATCCCAATCTTTGCCTCAATCGTTCAAGCCGTGTACACGGTGCTTGAAACGCTTTGGCCTGTGTTCAAGGTCGCCTTCAAGATCATATCTGAATATTTCCTGTTCCCATTTAGACGCATCTACGATGCTGTGATGAACGTATCAGCGGCGCTTGGAACGATGTTTGGTGGTGACATCCTAGGAGGTCTCGGCAGACTCGGCATTGCGCTGGTTGATCTCGTGTTGGCCCCCATCCAGCTCATCTTGCGTCAGATATTGATTTTGGCTGATGCAATACCAGGGATGGGTGATTTGATTCCTGAAGGGGTGCGTACATTCGCTGAGAAGGGGCTGACCGGCCTCTTGTACCCAGAAGGCAAGGCGAAGGTCGCAACAGAGACATCAAAGCAAACCGAGGTGGCGGCCAAAGCCCAAATCAAAGCGCTTCAAAAGACGCAGCCGGAGGTCGCAGAGAAACCGGCTGAGCGCACACGCGAGTCTTTGGAGGCCGAGCTCAAGGGCATCACAGACATCAAGGCGCAAAAGGAAGCTGAAGCGGCTGCGCCTCCGGTCATCGACAACAAGCTGGAGCTGGTGGACAAACGAGTGACCGATGTGAACGCCACGATGTGTGTGGATGGGGAGGCAGTGGCCCACGCCACCACGAAACACCAAAAGGAAGTCCATGAGCGGCGCGGTGCGAAACACGTGCGGTGGCAAAACAAGATTGCGAATGAACACGGCACAATCATCACACCAGGAGCAGCCTGATGGTAACACAGTACATTCCATCATTCTCCACCTGGTGGTTGTTCAACACGGACACAGGCCAGGAAATCAACGGCCGGTTTGAAGCCCAATCTATCACCATGGAGGTGAAGCCCAACTGGGCTCACCACGTGGCATTGTCTCGCACCGAGACCATCTCGCAATTCCTGAATCAAGAA